CTTTTTTCTAGATTTCGTTTCAGAAGGAGTTTCCCTTCTTTCGGGATCTATATTATCCAATTGCTTTTTCAAATAATCTACAAGTTGTCTACTGGATTCCGAATCATCACTATTTTGGATAATTGAATCTAAGTCTAAATTCTCAATAATTTTATATTTAGTTGCCTGATGTTTTTTCTCTTTTTGGATTCTTCGAATAAAGGCAAAGTAAATAATTTGAGTATAGTATGCAAATGGATTAGATGATTTTGCTGGATCAAATTTTGCGGCAGCTGTTAAACAGTTTTCAATGCCATCTGAAATCATATCATCTTTAAATGTATAATTAATAAAATTTGATTTATACGATAAGTGTGTAGCAATTTTAATAAAGCATTCACCTATGTATCTTGGTACCTGTGGCAGTTCCTCATTCTTTTCCTTAGCAGCATCTATGCCAGATTTATACTCTATAAGTGCTGCTAAGAATTTTTTATTATCTACGTAATGAGAAGTTTGTGGAATCTCAATGGAGTCTTTTTGGATTTCTACCAACTCGTCCAACAAGGATTCCTTCTCCGTATTCTTGGGTTTCTTTGTCTTCATTTATTTCATCTCCTAATCTATTTAAAAATTCATCAATCGTTTCTTCTTCAATTTCAAGTTCATCTTCAACATCATCATCTTCAACAAGTTCATCGTCGCCTTCTTCCTCTCGTTGAGATAGATAAGTTAAGTAATTATTTTTTAAATTTTCCTTTATGTTTATTGCCAACACAATTTGACTTGTCGGAATTGTATATTCCTCTTCCTCAGTAAAAGTAAATAAAGGATACATAATATATGATTCTACAATTCCTCTAGATGACGGCATACGAATTGCAGATAAAATAACAGGTTGCGTTACCTTAATACTTTTCTTATCATAAATGTCCTCACAATCATCTGTTGTCATACAAATGATGTTATCACCTGAGGATAATTTTAAATATTTGTAGTAAAGATTCTCCATTATATTTTTACCCTTACTAATTTATAGTTGAAATGCTCATCATTATATATTTTAATCCGTTCAATCATATGGAGTAAAGTATAATTCTTTTTACTTTTCCATGTTAAATCATCTGCAATATCATAAAGGTTACATGATGTTTTAGTTTCGCTTGTTCTCAAACCTCTACCTATAGATTGCAAATTTCTAATTCTCGATTTTGACGGAGATGCAAAAATAATATTATGTAGGTTTTTAATATTTATTCCTGTAGAGAATGTTCCGTAGCTAGCAACAATAATAGCATCCGATTCTAGTTCTGTAATTCTGCGAATATCCTCGCGTTGTTCTGTATCTGTTCCTCCGAATACAAAAAAGACTTTTCTGTTTTCAGCCTTTTCCTTAATCATCTCATGCAACGGTTTGCCGTGTTTTTCTACATATTGAAATAATACTAAAGTATTACCCGTTTGTTTTAAAGCAAGATTACGTATAAATTTATTTCTAGGTTCATACTGAACTATAAAATCCATCTCATCCTGATAGGATTTACTCTTCATACCTTTTCTCAATTCGTCGCTGTATTCTAATATTATATTATAAATCTGAAGATTTGCCAACTGGTTATCCGAAATAAGTTTTTTGGTCGTAGTAACTTTATAGACAGATCCAAATAGTCCTTCAAGAACTAACTTGTGAGTTTTAGTTCCATCTAATGTTCCCGTAGTACCAATTCTATAGGGCGATGTAGTACATTTATTTAGAATACTTGTTAACGATTTAGCTTTAAAGTTATGCGCTTCGTCTCCGTAAATTACTTTAAAATCTTTAAAGAAAGGTTTAGGTAATTTATATAACGATTGCCAAGTACTAATAACAACATCGTACTCATTAGATTTTTCATGTCCTCCGTAAATACGATGGCAATGTTCAGATGTTTTCCAATTATTTAAACAAGAATAATCCTGGAAATCTGAATACATTTGTTCTACAAGGGAGGTTGTTGGTACAAGGATTAATTGTCTTCTAGTATATCGTTCATGCCAACGAATAAGGCAATAAATGATAAGGGATTTTCCTGAACCAGTAGGAGATAATAAAAGACGTCTTCCATCTTTAATAGATTGAAAAACGGCATCTACTTGATAATCTCTGATTTCAATAGGCTTTCCCTTTGAGCCTATATTTAAGTCTTCACAAAATTTTCTAACAATATCATAAGTTACAGCATCAGATTCCTGTACATAATTACTATAATCTATAGTATAATCTCTTTCGTCGCAGAATTTTTCCAGATAATCTTTTAATCCTACATACAGTTCCTGTGTGAACATAGAATAGAGACGAACTTTACCATCCCACATACGAGACTTATAAAGAGGGTGGAACTTTGCTCCAGGGACATCAAACGCAAAATGGTCATTTAATTCTTGTCCAAGAGAAGGTTCGCATTTTACTCTAAGATAAACTTCATCTTTTTTCGATAATACTATATCAGCCATTACATCATGCCGTTAGTAAACTTCTGCCATTCGATAGCATTTTTAATATCCCAACCTCTACTATTAATAGAACGAACAATTTGTTCTAACTGATATAATACTGTTTTAAAATATTCTACTTTATCCTGTAGTATAACTAAATCAGCATCAACAGTTAGAAACTCATCCATTTCGTTTTTAAGGGGTTTATTGCCTTGCCATTGATCCCAGCCTTCTTCTTCTAATTCTGCTTGTGTCATCTCACCTCTATAATACCGATATTTTTTACGTCGGCAATTCAGATAATCAGATTCAGTTTTGCGAAGGTTGAGACGGGTGGAGGAAAGTAGATTCAAATACTTTGCATGAAGGTTAGGAGTTTTTATAGACTCCTGTCCTAAATTCAATTCATTGATTTTACAATCCGCTTCCCAAGTATCTTGCAACTCAGTTAATTTCATAATATAAAGCCTTAGATTAACCGATTTGGATAATTTGCTGAGGATTACCTTGGAAGTTAAATGAACCATAATGGTTCAAGCTGATGGATGGGTCAAGCCAAATCTCACCGCCCATATCTTGCCATCTGCGTGAGAAGGTATAATCTTCAGACAAATAGCGCTTGTCCTTAGGATCAATCATAGTATCAAAGAATGCATAGAAATGCGGATTCAACTCTGGAGGAGTATTCAAATCGTTATTATATTTAAGCTCAGGATAATGTTTAATCATCTTATCAATAACTTCACGCTTAATCATCATAAAGCCTGTAGCACCATCATGTAAACGAATTAGACCATTCTCAATCGCAATTTGTTTAGTATCACGATTTAAGAATTTAAAATTGATAGCATAATCACTACCGAAAGAAGCGATCTGTTGATCAGAATAACCCTCATCCTTTAATCTAACTGATTCGCGAATACGTTGCCAATTAACACCCTTCTTAGGATAGGCGCCAACTGCTACTTCTTTATTATGTGCAATTAATTTAATTACATCTTCAACTTGGAATTCGATGTCTGCATCAATGAACATTAAGCGAGTAAAATCGCTTTGTAGAAAATATGCAACAAGTACATTACGTGCCCTTGTTACCAATGATTCATTTGCAATAGTACCAAATGCCACTGGGATTTGATGCTGATTACAGAATGTCAATAATCTAATTGTTGAGCGGAAATACGCTTCTGTTAACATTCCGCCATAGCAAGGAGTTGCTATGAAAAGTTTTTCTTTTCGCAAGTCATCTAATTTGACTTCCAATTTTTGTTCGTTTGGATTGGCAGGTGGTGTCAATGTTGTTGGCACTTTAGGCAATGCAGGCACCTTCGGCAAAGCCATTGGTGTAATCTTCTTTTTTGTATTCATAATAACTCCAAGTTATATTATAAGGGTTCTACTTCGAAAATAGTATATTTGAACGATGCTATCGCTGTGAAATATTCTACGCTTCCTGATGCTATATCAAAGTCCAAAGCGGACAATGATGTAGGGAACAGATTTTTAAATATTATATTTACTTTTGCCGTGTTTGTCGAGTCTAAAATCGTTAAAGTTGCATCCGAGTATGCCAAAATCTCTGAAGTACCGTCTAGACGAGTAACAAAAGGGAATCTACTTGGTCTATCTTTTACAAAGGTTGAGAACTGGTTATAGTCTTTAGGAAAACCTAAAGCAACTATCCATCTATACAATTCAAGATAATTTGACATATCTTCCGAAATCAAAAATCTAATTGCAAGCTCACCAAAATTAATCTTATCGCCGATAGTCGGAATATCTACAAACGGGGTAGGTTGAACCGCAAATCCAAGTTGTATGTCTGGAATGTTTGCGGATTGACAAGTGAAAGAAGCATTAGGTATATCTTTGACATTAAATCTAAACGCATTTGGTCTTAGATAATCATACGTTTTCGGTAATGAATTATTATAATTATTTTGTATAGTACTAATATTTGATGTATACATATGCTTCCTTGTTATCTAATATATTTATAGCCTGTACAAAGATAGAAAAAGGGGGAATTGCTTCCCCCTTTTAAATTCCGATCTATGTCGGCTACTTAATTACATTAAGTTGACAACCTTAGTCTTGCGATAGTATTGGTTGCGACCTGATGTGAATCTGTCTGCATCTGCGTCTGATAAAGAATCGCTAGATGTAACATATGGGTTAGCAATCAAACCGTAACGTGTCTTGAAGCCAATCTTTGGCTGGAAGCTGTTAGGATCGATAGCACGAACCATTTGTAAAGGAACATATGGGCAGTAGAACATACCTGCATCATAAGGAGAAGAACCCTTATAACCAACCATGTAGAACTGATTAGCAGCTCCTAGGTTTGCAGAATATGGATCAATGTAAACACGATAACGACCGTTTAATACACCTGCGAATGTGTTGCCTGTATCGTCAACATTTAAGTTTGTAGACAAAGCCGGGGTATAGTCTAGAACACCAGACATAGCTAATGCACTTGCAACGTCTGCAGAACAAACGATGAAGTTACCTTTTCCTCTACGAGTATCTTGTGCAATGTGATTAGCATCACGCTCAATGTTAAACAATAGACCTTTGAAACGCTCAACAGACCAACGTCCATTAGAGTCAATATCTAAGTCAAATGTTCCTGCTGTTGCTGTTGCAGGTGAACCTGTTTTTGCAACTTGATAAATTGTTCTAACAACTTCACGATTGATTTCAAACATGAATTCTTGTGACAATATGTTGGACAATTCTGCTTCTGCGTCAAGCCCGTGAATTGCTTTCAAGTCTTGTGCCAATTCAACAGTGTACTCTGCCTTCAATGCTCTTGATTTAGCAGTAACTGTAGTCTTGTCAATTGAGAATGACATTTCATTAAATTGACTTGCAGCTTCCATAGATGCTGTAGAGACTGCATTACCTGTGGTGTATGTACCAAACACTGGGTTAGAACCAGAATGAGCTGGTAATGAACCTGTACCTGGAATAGAACCAGAGAATGAAGTGTTGGCTTCGTTAAACAATGCCTCAACTCTGTTAGTAGTATCATTACGTTCTGTTTTGTAGATTGATCTCATTGCGAAGATCAAGCCTGTTGGGCCAGTCATTGGTTGAACACCGCAAATGTCATAAGCCATTAGGTTAGGCATAGCACGACGAACCAAACCGATTAAGATTGGGTCATACTTGTCAATACCTGATGTTGCGCTGATGTTGTTTGCTGGAGTCTCGAACAATGCTTGACGCTCTTCACGTAAAGATTTTTCTTGATTCTCTAACAATACAGCAGTAACTTGACGCTTGTAGTTGTCCTTGATTTGTGGCAGGTCTGGGTGATCCAGAATGGCTGACCACTTTTGCTGAATATTCTCTGATAAAAACATTTAATGTCTCCTTGTTGGTAACTGTTTGAACTTATAGTTATTTATAAGTTATGCTCTTTTGATTGATCTTGATAAGGCTTGTGCATAAGTCGAAACAACATCATTGCCTGAATAGGATTCAGTCGGTGTAGTTTCTTCTATCAGCGCTTGCTTTGCTGTTTCTTTATTTACAATAGCGTCGCGTGGGAAATAATTTTCTTTAATAACAGATACTTTTTCTTTATAGAAATCTGCATTATCGAACTCTACACCCTCTAGAAGTTTTGCTAATTTGTTAGCCTCAGTATCTGCTAGATCTTTAGACATTTCCTTAATAATAAGTTTCTTTCTAAGATCTGTTACTTCGGTATTCAAACTAACATTGTTTTCCAACTGACCGTTAAGTCCTTCTTCCAGCTCTGTTACTTTGTCTTGCAATTCACTAATTACATCATATTTTTCTTCAGGCACTTCAATGTAGTGTTCTTTGAATAAAGCCTTTAGACCTGACATGAAGTCTTCGGCGATTTCCGAACGAAGACCACTCTCGACAGCCAATTTATTTTCTTCTAAGTAATTCTCAACAACATAGTTGAGATAAGCGTCAATTTTTTCTACAACGCCTTCTTTGTATACTGTAAATTCTTCAGCATATTTTTCTTCCAATGCTGATGATACTTTTTCCATTTCGTTATTAACGCGAGCAATAACTGCTGCTTCAAAAATGGATGTTGCTTTTTCTTTAAAGTCTTCAGATAAACCTTCACCGAAGATTGGAGAAAGATCAATAGGTTCAACAGTAGTTTCTGTTGTCTCTGTTGTCTCTTCGTCTTCTACTTGTTCTTCCTCGGCTACAACTTCAAGATTTTCATCTTCTTCAGTCTCTTCACCGTGTTGCATATAATTGCCGGTGTTTTGGGGAATCTGACCTAGGTCTTTTGTTGTTGCGAAGTTTGGCGCTTGACCAACAGGACCTTTCATTGCAATAGTATTTTTGGAAATACCTTTTGCAGTGATCGCTCCCTGGTTAACCGCAGTCTCTTCACGATCTTCGTGAGAAGCGTCCTGCGAATCGCCTTGTCTTGGCTGACTACTATCGCCAGAGTTGGCAGCTTTAATTGTGGAATCTTTTTGCTTGGTAGGAACCATAGGACCAGCTTCTTCTTCAATAACTGAAGTTTTTGCTGTTACTTTTTCTAGCAATTCCTTAACTTTACTTTCTACTGACATTAGTGTCTCCTAAATGTATTGATGTTCTTCAATTGATATTTATAATTCTAGTTACCTAGACAATTGATTAACAAATTGTTCAAATATTTTTAACTTAACTTCATCCAAGTTTTTCTTAGATGTAGCCCTTATTTGCTTTTGCGCCGCCTCAATGTGGACTGCTTTCCAAACACCATTCTCTAATATCCATTCTGCCGATTCCATAATGCCTTGAACAAAAGCGTCTGGTGCGGAAGGATCAGCCACAATATCAACGGTTGCTAGATGAAAGTCATCCTGCACTTCGTTAATTCCATTTGAATTCATTTTTAACGATCCTAGCCCTCTAGTCGATACGCCCAAACAAATTTCATTTTCTATTAAATTTCTTGCAATATTGCCCATCGGTGTTTCTAAAATTTTTGCCCTACCATATACATCTTTACCTTCCATTTTCAGGCTAGTGATTAGATGGGAAACCTGATGCAGATTGATAGAAGGATTCTCAGGATGACCAAGTTCTCCTAGAGATCTTTTTTGTCCGATTAAATCCTGATACTTACCAACTTCTCTTTCCATGATATTTTTACCATAGGAACGATTGTTTTTATTTGCAGTATCAGATTGTGCAAAAATTCCTTCGATATATACATT